TTTTTTGCTTTTCCAATAATAAAAAGCCTATTCCTATATCCACTACTATACTGGTATTTATAGTAGCAATATTTACACAAGGAGCACATTTTATACAGCAGACTAGCTCCGAGTCCCAATGCTGTATTTCGGCGGCAATGCCGGCCAACTCCATCTTTATGGATGCACCACATATGAAGGTTCATGGTGCTTTAGGCAGGGCCTTCAATTCGCCACAAGTTTTCGGGCTGTACATGGTTGGCGACCACTTTATATGTACCGCTTGTGCCCATCAATTGGGTGCCGCCAAATTTGTAGGTTCATGGCGGTTTATGCAGGGCCTACATTGCCACATTTTTGTGGCCAAGATGCACACTTGTTGTGTAGCGAAATCCAGTTTTTCGAGTATATTAGAAGATTTCTTGGTCTTCATTTACCCAGTGCTCCACACTGAAACTGGTTGCTCCCTTATTAGGGAGTACCAACGTGCTGTTGGACGTAATTTTACACCAACCCCACAGGCACACTAGTCGGAACCCGATCGCTTTTTAGCGACCCGTGTCGCGAGGCACGGTGGGCAAGCTGATAGTTACCGGTAAGGCAAGGGCTGTGGTGGCCCCCTACTTCACCGCGACATGCTTGCACTGTTCACAATGGCGTTTTACGGTTCATTGTGTACAGGGTGGGAAGAACTATGACTTTGTTCTGAGCCATTACGGGCGGACCCGTCAAGAGCCTCATCAGCACAAAAAATTACTTTCATCAATGCGTTCCAAATGGAACAAACCAAACAACAAAATGACTAACACAACCTTTGGAAAAAACGCGTCTGAAAGTCTGGAGTTACCAGCTCCCTTATTTATGAACAATTATGAATTATACCTAATGTTTTCTTTTCTTTTATCTATCTCTTTTTATTGTATATGGCGTGGTTTTTACCGCGTTTTTGCAAGACCCCCCCAAACCTCATCTGTTTTCCCTGCGTTGATTTATTTGACGCCCTCCTGGCACTACACTCGACTCCTAATTCCTGCCTTTCTCTTGAATTATTACATTCCTTATTATACTTACAATGGAGTCTTTTTGTGTGTCCTTGTCGAAGAAATATCTGTATATCTCACTCACTTGTACAGTGGCGAGTCGTACTGGAATCTTCGGCAAACCTTTGCGAATATTGAGTGGCTCCTTAAAATGGGGCCATTTAATGTTTTTGCAGATTTGGCGTATATCATGTGGTCTTTTTCATCATTCCCGGCTTTCTCTTTACCACAACGCATCATCATCCATTATGTTCACAACTTTTGTGTGCATACAATAGTGTGGGCCTTTCCTTCCTGCCACTTCTACTTTTTCATCATTGTGGGTATGTATGTTCGTCAGAAATACCTATGCTTTGCAGGATTGAATGACGCTTTTCAAGCGTATTGTAGTGTTGTTTACAACTTTTTCCGCCACCTCCCTACAGCACACTTTGCCTCTGTTCAAATTTCGCCTTGGGCTGCTTTCGTCGCGTCCGCCTTGCACTACTGCACTGCGGACATGTGTGATGACGCTCGCGCCTATTGTAAATGTTTTCTTTGGTATGTCTTTTTAGCTTTCACAATTCCTATTGCGCTTTTGTTCAACCTACTTTTTCCATCCACTTTTGGGTTTGTACTCAATTTTTCGGACCAAATTCCTTATGACTTCGTTGAACAGGGCTGGCGACAGACTTGTGTTTTCGCTTTTCGAGACTTTATGATTGTGTACCGTTCTGTACATCATCATGCCACAACTTTCATCTCACTCTGCTTGCTTTTGAGTGCCTTTACATTTGCCATTCTGGTTCTGCCAGTTTCATCAGTTTACTACGGCCTCACCGAGACCAACCAATCGTATGAAGATCTTGCGTATCGAGTTCTCTTTTGGCCAATAACGCATGTTCGTGTTGCTCATTACTTTCTTAAGTTGGGCAGTATGGATTGTGCACGATATGTTGTCAGATTGACAGCTCTGGTCAACACTCTACGTAACAACCCTAGTAAGACCACGGTGGCTATTGCCGTAGCTGCCTTCATCGAACCATCGGTGTCGGACGAACAGGTTGAACATGTCGTTGGTAAGTTTTTTGAGTTTCTCCCTAGTTTTGATTTCCAGTCACAATCTTTGGCTGATGTTCAAAATTTTTGGAAGAGTGCTCGAGAGTCTGAGAAGGGCAAGATGCTCCAAAAAGCTCTGCTTTATCTGCTCTCTTTCTCGGTGTGCCAGAAGGTGTCTGGTCTCACATTTGACGATGTCTCTTTCGAGAAGATGTCCAAAACTGCGGCAAAACAGAAATTTTCTAGCCGTGGTGAGGACTTCTACTATACTGTTTTCTCCATCTTTTCATGGTTCTGTACCAATGGCTACAATGCCTTCATGAATCGTGACCTGAGGTGTCTTTTCATCTCGGAGAAACAGACTTCCAATTTCATACAGAAAGCCGACTCCGTTCTTAACAAAATGGAGTTCTTGGCCACTTGCGAGGATCATGGTTTTACCCTCGATGACCTTGAGGGTGATTTGCGCGAGACCATTAAGGTTGGACGTAAGTTGGTTGGAATTTGTAGAGACTCTGATTTTGCTATCAAAATGTTGAATGACAAGATCAGCCGGCTCGAGAGTGCTCTTTTGCGCTTGACCGCCGTCAACACCAGCAGCAGGAATCGCCGTCCTCCGTTCACTGTGCTTTTTTATGGCGAGCCTGGGATTGGAAAATCTGCAGCCTGTTCGGAAACCGTTCATTATTTTTACCGCTACCAAAACATCGAATTTGATTTGCAGAAGAACCTTTACTCTCGCAATGCTGCCGACAAGTTTATGTCGGGCTACAACCCGACCATCCACAAGGCGTTCTTGCTTGATGATATCGCCAGTGAACCCGTGAAGATTCTCCAAATGACTCCGGACAACTCGGTCACATGTATCATTAAATTCAACAACACCCAAGCATGTTTGACCAATCAAGCTGACGTTGAGAGCAAGGGGAAAGTGCCTTTTCGCTCCAGCCTGATTGTTGCAACCACAAATGTCAAGGACTTGCATGCCCGTTACGCAGCTGCCACACCTGGCGCTGTGTGGCGACGTTACCCCTATGTTGTGACTCCTGTTTTAAAGTCTGAATTTCAGGATGCCAACGGTATGTTTGCCAAGAGCGTCAAATATGAAAAGGACGCGTGGTTGTTTACCGTAGAAAGACCTGTCATCACCCCATCTAATTCTGGCAATCCATGCCCGGATTTGGAGTATGTACCGGTTGAGTATAACGGACAACGTTTGGTTGCTGCTCCTGCCTCCACGTATTATTCGTGGCTTGGCGCGGCGATTGACAAGCACAACTACAATTGTGGCATCATGGAGAATTTGTGGAAGTATCAAAACGACCGTGAGCTGTGTGGATGTGGCCTCCCTTTGTTTGTATGCACAAAGCATGTAGACACGGATGTTGAGTTGCCTGCCACATATGACGAAAGTGTTAAGTACAACCTTGGTGAAGCTTGGTTGTACAAACATGAGCGTGAAGCCACTCCCGAGGATTTGCCTTTGGTTGAGTACCATGCTCAGTCAGCCACGATCTATTTATGGTTGCTGTATATCTGGGTCTTCGGGTACTTGAAAGCGTTTGGTGTCAGAGTGCCTGACAAGCATCTAACCATGACAACGGCGTTGCTCACCCGCATCATTGCGTCCCCGTTCCAAAAAGCATTTTGTTATTTGGTCCAGTTGGTTGACCTCAGTGGTGAGTTTTCACAGCGCGTGCTCCAAATACTTATCACCCACAAGTGGAAGGTGTTGTTTGGCTTTGCGTTTGTCATCGCGCTTCTTAGTGCAGTGACCACATGGTACAAGGAGCGGAAATACGTCGCGCAGTCTTCAGGCTTCTGGTCTGAGAAGTTGTTCGACCGTGTTAATTTGACACGTGAGAGCATTACCTCCCAGTTTGCCTTGACGCATGGTAAGATTGGCTCTAACGTCATAGGTGTGCATGTCGGAAACAAGTTCTGTAATGGGATTGTTATCGACAGGCAGCACGTTTTGTTGCCGCGACACGCTTTTGTCGAAGGAGGTCCCTGGAAAGTACGAGTTATAGAAGAAGTTGCTAGCTCGGAAAAACTTGGCCGTACCAGTTGTGGTATTATCGATATATCAGAACTCTCAGCAGTTGGACATGACATCGTCTTGGTTGAGCTCAGGTTCATGATGCCCCGTCGGAACATTTTGAAGTTTGTCCCAGAAGAATCACCCAAGGGTATTTTAAGGGGCATTCATTTTTCGCGTCAGCCTGATGGTAAACTCACATCGACGACTGTTGGTGCAGAGACCATTACTGCTGGATATTCCATCTCCACTCCATCTGGGGACGTTGAGTTTGCTCCTGAGAAAGAGGTGTACGCTACCAGTGTTCCCACTGTTGAGGGGCAATCGGGGTCTATGTTCCTTGCCGAAATCAACGGCCATCCGGCCCTCGTTGGGATGCATGTTGCCGGAAGCGTCATTGGTGGTCTGTCTGAGAAAATAGACAAGTCACGCATCCGCCATTCAGTTGGTGGTGTCGGAGACCCAATCACCACGCTCGAAGATTACGGGTTTGAAGTCGTTGATACACACCCACGGTCCCCCTTGCTCCACCAAAGTGTCGAAGGAGACGTTGATCTTGTCGGGTCTATTGTCGCACACCGCAGTTCCCCTAAGTCCCACGTGTCGGATACCCCCATTAAGTTGGAGGTCGAAAGGGAGTTTGGTGTGGAAGTTGATTATGGAAAACCAACCATGAAAGGCTTTCTCGCCGAAGATGGGGAATATCGAGATCCCATGGTCATCGCCGCGAATCAGTTTGCCAGACCAGGTGTTGCGAATCAATCGCACTTTCGGTTTGCTGCCGAGTGTTACGTCAATGACCTCAAGAGAGGTCTCCCCCACAAGACTTTGGCGCCTCTCGACTTTGACACTGCTGTCAATGGTCTTGACGGAAATCCTTGGTATAAACGAATTCCTCTCAACACGTCGCCCGGGTTCCCGTTCACGGGAGCCAAAATGAACTTCGTCGAGGTCTGTGATCCTACACCAGACCACGCCCTGTTGGTGCAACCAGACGAACGTATTATGGATATCTATCATAAAATGCTCTCCAATTACCAAAATGATGTCCGTGCGTACGCACCGTTTGTTTCTCACCTCAAAGACGAGCCCCGTTCCCGAAAAAAGATTGAAGCCGCCAAAACGCGTGTGTTCACTGGTGCCCAGTTTGCTCTCACCATCCTTATCCGGCAGTATTTCTTACCTATTGTCGTTGAGTTGTTGGAACAACCTTTTGTGTCGGAAATGTGTGTTGGGCAAAATCCACATGGCAAATTTTGGAAGGACCTGTACGACCACATCACACAGCACTCGGGCGGTGAGAATTGCATTGACCTTGATCACCCGCACTATGACAAGTGGGTCCCTCTTGTTGCAACCATTACTGCGTGGAACGATGTGTTGATCCGACTCGCTGGGTGGTACGGGTACGCAGAGGAACATTTGCGCGTTATGCGCGCCATGTCCACTGACGTCACCATACCCCTCATTTGCTATTGGTTGGACTTTTTCATGCCTTATGGGTCAAACCCATCGGGTCAGTCTCTCACTACCATCATCAACTCTATCATCAACTCGTTGCTCTGGCGGATCGCGTACCTTCGGTGCGGTTACGATCCAAAGACTTTCCAGCGGTATGTCGCCCTACAAACGTATGGGGACGATTGTCTTGCTGAGGTGTCGCCAGAACGACCAAAGTTCAACTTTATCGGTGTCGCCAATGCTATTGGCGAAATTGGACCCAGGCCAACGCCTGGAAGAAAGGAGATGGGTGATTATGACTACACCGACGTTTCTGAGGTCACTTTTCTTAAGCGATCCTTTGACGTCCGTGATGGTGTTGTTTATGCACCTTTGGACAAAAAATCTATCTTCAAGTCATTGTGTGTGCACCTTCCCTCGAAATCCATTGAGGTGGAGGATCAAATGGCCGCTGCTATCATTTCTGCTCAAATGGAAATGGTGGCTTACGGTCCAGAGGTCTATTACGATTTTGTTCGCAAGATCAGGGATGTCCTTAAAACGCACCATGGCATCCGGAGCCGACTCCACCCCATGCACGATTTGGATTGGGTGTCGTTCCGTGATCGTTTGTTCCATTGGGATGATGATCAGTCTGACGCGAAGCCGTCGTAAAACACATTCCGACCAGCGGGGTCGTTAAACACCGCATGTCGTTTCAGGTTGACTACCTATCGACATTAACATCAGTTACCAAACCACAACCTACTCAGGGTTCGTCACTACCAAAAAGTGACGTCCAGAGTGAGCCGGAGAGTGCTCACAGCGCATTGGGTGCTAAAATCCCATATTACGCTCAGTCTTCTGAGCAAATGCAGACGATGAATATGCAGGATGACGTTATGCATATGGCAGACAACCGCATTTCCTCACAACAGGATATTACTCTTCGCCAGTCGTCTTTCCCCGATACCTCTATTCAAACGTTTTTGTCACGTCCGATCATGATTCACACTCACTTGTGGGACCCCGCCACCAATGGTGGCAATTTTTCGGAAACTATTAAGCCATGGGATCTTGTTTTATCTAATCCCGCTATGGCCGAAAAGTTATCGCGTTTTAAGTTGTTGCGAGCTGATCTCAAAGTCAAAGTTCTCATCAACGGGTCTCCATTTCATTATGGTCGTGTGATGGTGTCGTACTCCCCATTGTCTGTTGCCCAACCCATCGTCATTGGCGGTGGTCCACGACAACGGATTGCCCGCTCACAGCTTCCGAGGATTTTCATAGATCCAACTTACTCGAAAGGCGGGTGTTTGTGTATCCCGTTCTATTGGCCATCCCCATGGTTTGACCTTGCGAACGATGATTTCACTACGTATGGCACACTCAACATCGATTCCCTCAATCCTTTGAGGACGCTCGGTGAAGTCAAGACGGTCACCATTTCTATGGTTGCTTGGCTTGAAAACGTTGAGGTGTCGGGCTCTACGTTTGTTGCTCAATCAACAGGTGGCGGTACTCCTGTTGACCTGGCCGATATCAAAGGCTCGGATGAGTATGCAGACAAAAACGGGGTCATTTCTGGACCGGCTACTACCGTTGCAGCAGTTTCTAGTTCTCTGGAGAACGCTCCGGTAATTGGCACTTTTGCCAAAGCCACCACGATTGCCGCCAATGCTGTTGGTTCGATTGCTCGGCTTTTCGGGTTTTCCCGTCCGCCGAACGTCGAGCCTCTCACGCTAATGCGCAACACGCCCTATTCCAACTTAGCGTCTGGGATTGGCATGGATTCTGTCCAAAAACTAACCCTAGATCCAAAAAATGAACTCACCATCTCGCCCCAAAGTGTAGGGCTTGACGAAGGTGACAATCTCTCATATGACTTTTTGTTACGTGATCGAGATTCATTTGTTGGGACTTTCAGTTGGAGTGAGTCGCAAGCTTACGGCACGCTTGTTCACAAGTTTGCCGTCAATCCCTGTCTTATTGGCCCTGGTTCGTCCTGGTCAGTCAACACTACTGGCAGAGGCTTGCAGCCTACTACTCTACATGGCGTCTCGCGGCTCTTTGATTCATGGTCTGGAACAATCAAGTTTCGGATTCAAATTGTAGCCGCACACGCGCATCGCGGTCGTCTTATGGTCCTTTTTGACCCCAGCGGGTCGTCGGCCATATCTTCGAGCAACATTGACGTATATTCAGTCACTAACTACAACCATGTCATTGACTTGGCTGAGTGTCGGGATTACGAATTTGAAGTGCATTGGTCTCAAGCCAACGCATATGCTCAGGTACCTAACGACGAAATGAACGGTCCAACCCCAGACTGGGGTACAGGAATTACATACGACCCTGAAATCAACAATGGAACCATTTCCTTTGTTGTTATCAACCAATTGTCGTCTTTGGTTTCTGATTCCACCGTTGACATAAACGTGTTCATCTCTGCTGGCAAGCAGTTCGAGCTTGCTAACCAGCGTCCCCGCAACATGGACACCCACCCCGTCCTTCCGCCTTACACGGCACAGTCGCTCGATCTGACCTATCGGGCACAAGCTGCCGAGAATGTTGAGGCGGACAATAGCAACCCAGAGGATGTACAGAACATTCCTCTCATGCCTGATGGACCCATGACTGCTTTTCAGCACAAACCTATGATTTATTTCGGCGAACGATTTGAGTCACTTCGTCCTTTGATGAAGAGGTATGTACTGTATCAGGTGTACAAACCTATGAATGACACCGGTTCGTATACTCAATGGCGCGATTGGTATGTCGGTTTTAGCCGGTATCAATTTCCAGCCTTTGCTGGTTGGTCCCAAACGGGATACGACACCCCCACTGGGGGTACGGAACAGTTTAACTACGTCCGAGATCACTACTTCATGTATATTTCTTGCTTCTTTGCAGGGCGTAAAGGTTCAGTACGCTACAAAGCCTACATCAATGGTCCAGGTGCCACAGGCGAAATTTTGGTCAATCGCCGAATCGAACAGACCCAACTTGGGGTCATCCACGGCTTCAATGATCAAGGCACCCTTGCGGACAATGCCACACGCCGATGGACAGACGGTCACGGCAATACAGGCACTGGGGCGTTGGTCACGTCCCAAGGTACGATGCAGTCGATCGAGTACGAGGTCCCCTTCATGTCGCGCTATAGATTTTATCCTACGCGCGAGCTGACCCCGTATACGTTTGACGCAACTATCAATTTGCCTCTGGATAGTGTCCGCAACCAATGGGAAATGCGTTTCGTAACGGAGGACGTCGACGGACGCAATTCTATGGTCACAATGTACACGGCAGCTGGTGAGGACTATTCCTTATCCTTCTTTGTCGGTGCACCGGTTGTTTACGAATATCCGGCACGTTGGCCAGCTGCTTAGACGAAGCAGCCCTTTAAATTGTTGTGAAGAGTGCAACAGCTATCATTCCCAGGTAGTAGGAGTCCTCGCTGAGCGAGTTAAAGCTAATCTCTAGTTAGTTTTCAACCTCGCTTCGGCGGGGGGAGTTTTAATAACTGGAGCTCTTAATTTTAAATCATCAGTGA